CGTGGTCAAGCGACGTTATTGGTACACCTAATGAAAGCGTAAAAGAGCGCGTTGACGCCGTGCAAGCTGAAGTTGAAACGAATCAGACTAATATTGCAACAAACACTGCTGACATTTCAGGCAATACAAGCGACATTGCGGATGTAAGAGCTGCGCAAGGTACAGCAGACGGCGATACAGATTTAGGTACTGGATTTGGTACAGTAATTAGCGCTAATCCTACAACGAAGTCTGCTTTAATAGAGTTAGAAAATGCGCTGGAGGGTATTTTAGACGGCTTAGACTTTCAAGGCACTTGGAACGCTAACACTAATACACCTACTTTAACATCTGGTACCGGTACAAAAGGTCACTTTTACATTGTAGACACGCCAGGTAATACAAACCTTGACGGTATTACAGACTGGAATAATGGCGACTGGGCTGTTTTTGACGGCACTGTCTGGAGGCAAGTTGATAATACAGACTCTGTCACTAGCGTTGCTGGTAAAACAGGCGCAGTCAGTTTGGACGCTGCAGACATAACAGATTTTGACACTGAGGTATCTAATAACGCTGACGTAGTGTCTAACACTGCAAAAGTATCAGCAGACGGATCTATTGATACTCACAGCGATGTTGACACTACCACTACAGCGCCTAGCGTTGACGATGCTCTTGTATGGGACGGCTCTAATTGGGTGCCAGCGGCGCAGACCGGCGGTAGCGGTGCCGGTAAAAAGAATTATTTTGAAGGCGGCAACTTTGAAGCTGATATATCTTTAGCTAGTGTTTACGACGACGGCGGTAGCTATGTAGACGGCACTGGTGGTACCCCTGCAGAAATTAGTATTTCTCAAACTGGTTTTTCTATCGCTGGCGACAATTCATTAGCAATAGATAAAGCGGGCTCAGTTTCAGCGGTAGGCGAGGGTGTTAGCTTAACAAGTCAAACGATTGACGTAGTCGATCTAGGTAAAGACTTGTTTTTTGAATTTGCTTATGATGCTAACGATACAAACTACACAACAGGCGACGTGGTAGTAAAAGCTTACGATATTAATAACGCTGAGGAGCTAGCAGTAGTACCTATTGCTAACCTCACTGACGGCGCAGGTTTATTTAAAAATCTAACTACTGCTTACGGTAAAGTTTTAACTAACTCAAATACGCAAAGTGTACGTTTGTCGTTGCACGTTGAAACTGACACTGTTGTAAGTAGCGCGTGGACTATAACTGTAGACGAGGCAATTATAGGTCCTAGTGGTATTTTAGTTGGTAGCGTTTTAGAGGGTCCTGTTGAATTTACGCCTACAGGTTCATGGACTACAAACACTACGTATAGTGGTAAGTGGTATAGAATAGGCGATTCTATGTTAATTGAATACGACATTGCCTTAAGTGGGTTACCTGATAATGTAGACCTTACTTTAGAAATGCCTGCGGGTTATACAATAGATACCTCAAAGCTATTACGTCCAGGAACAAGTGCTTATTTTTATCCTGAAAGTAAAGTTATAATTTATGATAACTTTACAGGTTGGAATTCTGCAGGTGCCGTTAGATATGTAGATCAAAACACATTTAGATTATCATATACGGCGGTTACTTCTAGTAACGACTCTGAAAACGCTAGAAATATAAATCAAAACTCGCCAATGACGTTTAGTAACAACGATGCTGTTTTTGCTTACGTGAAAGTGCCAATTGTAGGCTGGGATAATGGTAATTTACTAAGCGCTAATGAGACATCGTATAAATCTATTTATTCAGAAATGTCTAGAGTGGCGAGTCAATCAATTGGTAGTAGTAGTGGGTTTTCTGGTATTAATTTTGACACTGTTGTAGACGATGATTTTGGTATAGCAAATTTATCTACAAATAGAATAGAAATACCAAAAACGCAGAGATATACAGTAAGGGCAAGCGTTAACTTTGAATTCAACGCCACCGGCGACAGAGGAGTACAAATTAGCTACAACGCTGGTGCAGGCGATATTGAAATAGCAAGAATGTACGCCGCGCCTAATCCTACCTCGGAGGTAACAGTTTTAGAAGTCTCTAAAACTATAAATTTACCAGCTAATTCAGAGGTAAGAATTAATGTTTTGCAAAACTCAGGTTCAACTTTAAATGTTACTGCTAATTTATCTGTAAAAGCAGAGCCAGACTTAACAACTTTTGGCACCTACAGTGAAACTGATTATAAAGAAGCGCTTGCGACAAGTATAGTTCCTACTACTGCTGTTAATACTTACGAGGGTGTTACGGCTTGCACAGTTACTTTAGAACCTGGTTTATGGGACATAGGTCACGAGACATCTCTTTATCACGAGTACGTTAGCGGTGGACCTCATAACTCTATAGGTAATGCAGCAATCGGAGTGGTCGGCGGCGCAATTTTAGATAGTACAATTGCTCAATGCGGTCAGTGGAATATAAGCTCGTCTAATGATAATCACATGCATAATGTAGCTGGTTCTACAAGAATAACTATAACTAGTCCTACTACTTATAGACTCTTTATAAGATCTAATCTTGCGCCAGCATCACTTTTATTAAATGCTGTAGGTGGTAACTTTACAGGTGGTTTAAGCGACCCAGAAAACGCAACTAAGATATGGGCTAGGAGAGTTAAGTAATGAGAAGCGTATATTTAGTTCAATTATTAGACGATAGTTACATAAAAGTAGTTAGTAATTTTAAGCCTCAAAGCCCAGACTATAAAACAGTAGTAAAAGTACCTAATAATTTAAAAAATGAATCTGAGCGATGGCTACAGATAGAAAACGTTGACGACGGCTTTGGTAACTTAGTGCCAACAGTAACTATTAACCAAACTGAAAAAGACATACAGACTCAATTAGACGCTGAAAAAGAATTAACTGAAGCTAACGCAAAAGCTAAAGAGCAAAAGATACAAAAAGAAATTAAGCGTTTTCAATTTGCTTTAAGAGTAAAAGCAGAGATAGCAGTTATTAATAACGAAAAAAATTGGAGCAGGCCACAAACAAAAGCCTACTTAAATAATCCTAAAATTAAAGAATTAGGTAATATTTTAAACAGTGGTGCTTTAAATACAGCAAAAGAAGCTATTTTTGTATCAGATTTATCAGAATTTTATACCGGACAAGAAAAGCAATATATTTTAGACCTCATACAGGACTATTTAGATAATGAGTAGTGATTTTATAATACGCGTTGACATTATATCTTTAGCTGTTGCTACCATACCTTTGTGGCTAGGTTTGTTTACTGGCTGTTGGGTTTTACTAAAAACTTTGGTGTTTAAACCATTAAATGAAATTAGTAAGGACTTAAAAGACATAAAGGTACACATTTTTAGACACGATGAGAGATTAACAGTATTAGAGACAAAAATAGAAATGTTAGAAAAGGAGTAACACATGGGTAAGTTTGACGCTAAATTTGAAAACAATAAGTTAATGCTAACTGGTGACACGAACCAAGATGGCGATGCAGTAATTAAAGTAGAGATCGCATTAAATGAAGCTATTCAAGAGGCTTTTAAAAAGAATGAGTCTATCGCTGTAGAAGGTGCTAAAGTTGTAGATTTTAAATTTAACGGCGCTTCTCTAATGCTATCTGTAGACTCTGATAAAGACGGCGAGAAGCTTGCTACCATTGAAATTAATTTAATGGAGGCATTACAAGAAACTGGAGTAATGGATTAGTGCCTAGTTGGTTAAATTATGTTTTGCGGTATTTGTTAGGTCAGTTTGTACCAGTAATTGTGCAATGGATTTACAATACCGCAAGGCAAATGCAAATAGAGGCCGAGGTAGATAAAGAGCACAGGGAGTTTGAAATTGTTAAAAAACAAGCGCAAGAATGGCTTAAAAAAAATCCTGGTAAAGAGCTACCAAAAGATATTGAAAACCAGCTTCGTGATCTTGCTCGTAAGCGCTTGCGTGGCTTGCAGTAGACCCTACAGACCAGACCTTTGTACTCAAGTAAATACAAGAGTCCTTAATTGCATACCAACAGACCCAGGCAAAAAAGAATACGATTTAATTATAGGTGTAGACACAATAGGCATGGCTTGCGTGTCGTCTAAAGATTTTTCTGAAGGAAAAAAAAGACTAAGACAAGCCTTAAGAAAACTTAACACTAATGTTTTAAATGTTGAGGACTTAGTCGATGGCCTTTGAGATTACTCTTAATGCTCTACAGGCAAGTGAACAGACTAATAAGAAGTTTAATATTGTTTTAGAGATTGAGGGTATAAGCACACTTTTTGGCGTGCAACAGATTAACAAAATTATCAAAATTGGCGACCCAGGTTTAACGATTGGCGGGGGCTGGGTTATCGGTGGTTTAAACTCTGTATTAGATCAAAGCCCCTATATAAGTTATAGCGCTGGCACTAGCACGACACTTTCGCAAGTTTTAAATGAGGACAAGGGCGAGGGTGATACGGTTACAAGGTATCAAATAGCTTTAATTGATAAAGACAAACAGATTAGTAATATTTTAGCCCCTGGTAGCGTTGTAGAGGATATCTTAGGTAGACGTTGCAATATTTGGGGGGGATTTGAAAGCACTGCGTGGCGAGACGATTACGTAGTACTGCACAGAGGTATCATTGACGATTACAAAAGTGGTCACGGCCAGGTAACAATAAATATTGCCTCACCTGAGATACTTAAAAAAGGAGAGATATTTTTACAAGTCGAGACCGAGTTATCTAGTGGTTTGTCGTCTGGTGCAACGGTAGCCGACGTAGTGGATACGTCTAATTTTTTACAAAAAGTGACAGGACCAGACGGCACTATAGATTCTACTTTTAGAACCTATCTTAGAATTGACGATGAGATAATGGAGTATGAGTCTATTTCTGGTAATCAGTTTCAAGGTCTAACAAGAGCTCAGTTAGGCACAAGTCCTGCGACACACAATAACGGCACGTCAGTAGCTAGCATTTACCGTATAGGTCCTATAGATCCTATGCTTTGTGCTTTAAAAATAATGTTAAGCGGCACAGATGGTAATTTTTTAGAAAACATTGAGGCTTCACGTTTTGTAAGGACTGTTGAGACGACTTTAGTGCCGAATACAATATTTTTCGATAATCTAGACCTAGTCCAGTTATACAACATTCAACCTGGTGATTATGTAACCACAAGCGGTGCGATCAACGGGGCTAATAATGTCAGTTTAAAACAAATTGCTGGGATAGATGTGACTAACGGTAACACTATTTTAACGATAGACGGTGTAAGTTTTGTTGAGGAGCTAGACACGTCAGCGCTTGTAAGCTTTAGATCTCAATACGACGTGTGGCCTACAGGGGCTGGGCTTGCTTTAAAAAACTTTGAGGTAGATATAGACCAGCATGAGGACATTAGATCTAATTTTTTAAGCAGTGATACTTATGATTTTTACCTAAAAGATACTATTAAGGGTAAGGAGTTTATCGCAGGGCAAGTCTATAATCCTGTTAGTTGTTTTAGCATACCGAGAAAAGCTGCTGCATCGGTCGGCATTCACAGGCCACCAATACCAGGGACAGAGATTAAGACTTTAAGCGCAGACAACGTGCTAAATGCTGGAAAGTTAAAGCTAGAGCGCACTATTAACAAAAACTTTTTCAATGCTGTAATTTACAAATACGAGGAGCTCGCAACAGAAGACGAGTTTATTAGGGGCGTAGTTAATACAAATGCGACGAGTATTACAAGAATACCTGTAGGTAATAAACCTCTAACTATTGAGTCAAAAGGTTTTAGAGACGCTTTAAGCGCTCAGTCAGTCGCAACAGACGCAGCAAGTCGTCGTTTAAATAAATACAAATTTGGAGCTGAGTTTATTAGAGGCATTCAAGTAAATCTAACGACAGGTTTTACAATTGAGATTGGTGACTCTGTAGTAATTGATATTAGCTCACTTCAGATTACAGATACGGTAACTGGCACCAGGTCTGGCGAGGCTAGGCTTTTTGATATTACTAACCGAAAAATTAATACTAAAACTGGCGTTGTCACGCTGGACGCCATTGATAGCAATGTCGATAAAGATTTAAGATATGGTTTAATTAGTCCTGCGTCTTTTATCAACATTGGCTCTACGGTAAATTCAGTAAATATTAAGCCTAGTTTTAATACAGACCAGTACGGTATAAATGAGTACAAGAAATGGCAAAACTTAATAGGCGCTGCAGTAATAGTTAGGTCTCAAGATTACTCAATGAGTGATACTTCAACGATCACACAAATAACCGGCAATACATTTACTCTTGGTAGCGCTCTTAGTTTTACGCCGCTTGAGGACTATTTAATAGAATTAGATATTTACGATAACCAGCCCGAGAGTGTTAAATTGATTTATGCTTTTATGCAAGATAATCCGACTTTTGCAGACGGCAAGCCTCAATACGTACAAATTTAAAGGAGTATCGACGTGGCTATCATACCAGGCAACATAGACAAAATGAACGATTTAGAGGTAGGCGCTAATAAACCTAACTCAGCAGCACTTTTTACTAAAATTGGCGCTAACATAAACGCTCTTATTGACGCTAAAGACTTACAAGAATTTACCTCTAGCGGTACTTACACTGTGCCAGAAAACATTACTCAAGTTTTAGTAATGGGTGTTGGGGGCGGCGGTGGAGGAGGCGGCGGTGGAGGCGGGTCTACTAATCCTGGTGCCGGCGGCGGCGGCGGCGGTGCCGGTGCATTTTACACTAGATTAGTCTCAGTCACTCCTTTAGATAACATTACAGTTACAGTAGGTACAGGCGGTGCCGGTGGTAGCGCAGGTAATCCATTAACACCTGTAGATGCTACAGACGGCGCAGACGGTACAGACAGTGCTTTTGGGTCTGTTGTTTTTAAAGGCGGTAAAGGCGGTCAAAAAGGTTTAAATGATACGTCAACGTCTGGGCCACTAACTAGTACCCCAGGTGAAACAAGACAACTTTGTGTAGATGCTGGTGCAGGCGGTGTAGGGCCATCGGTTAGCGGCGAGGACTCTGGCCTACCTGCTGCTTTTGACCCTACGTCAGGTGGTAATGCTCCTTTTGGCTCAGGTACTGGCGGCGGTGCCGGTGCCCCCTCGTTAGGTGCTGCAGGCGGTGCCGGCGGTGGTTCGCAAGTCTCAGGCAACGGATTAGCTGCAAGTAGTGGGTCTCTTGGCTCTGGCGGCGGCGGCGGTGGAGGCGGGTCTACTGTTGGCTCTACTGTTGGCGGTGCCGGCGGCAATGGAGGCGACGGCTTTGTAGCTGTTGTAGCTATTTCATAATCAAGGTATATTCGCTTTTTATTTTTAAAAGGAGACAAAATTAATGCCAGTCGATTGTAAGCCTAGAAAAAGTGATTATTACGGTATTGTTATACACCACACCGGTATTGGTGAAAGAGACCCAGACCACGTATCAGACAATTTGTGGCGCAGGCTTTTTAAAAACATTGGTAATTACTTACAACGGCAAGATAACATCTACGTCAGTGCGCATTACATAGTAGGCCGTAAAGGCGAGGTTAGAGAGTTAGTAGACCCAGTGAAATATACAGCCTACCACGCTGGCCGCTCAAAATTTTGGCATCCTGCACGCCGTAAGTTTGTAAAATACCTTAATAATTGGACTGTAGGCATTGAGATTGTCGGCGACGGCAACAGAGGCGAGTACTCAGAGGAGCAATACAAAGCGGTAGGTAAACTTTGTAAAGAGCTCATGCAGCGGTTTGAAACTATTGAGCCGTACTGTATTCAAGGCCATGAGGTAATCTCGCCAGGCCGTAAAAGCGACCCAGGTATCTATTTTGATTGGCGTCGTTTATTTAGGTACATTTATTCTTAAGTTTTACGTTAAAGACTTGGCATACTATTTTAGAAAAGTTTTCTACGATAATTTCCTCGAGGTCTGAGTCTATGCTGGTTTGGTTAAGGCCAGTTTCTTTAAACATGGCGTGACCTAGCTCGTGTATAAGCGTGGCGTTAAAGTCGTCTTGATTAATTGAGTTATCTATTAGGATAATTTTTTTTTCTTTACAGACGATGCCGTAAGCTGTTGCATGAGATAGGTCTGCTTTTTTAACTTTATACTTTGTGCCAAACACAGCAATATTTAACGTTTTCACTTAAATACCTCTACCAAGTTATTTTTATCGTTTTCTAAATGTGATTTATCGCAAAGAACAGGGGTTCTAAAAACCATGCCGTATTGTGGGTGATTTATCCAAAGGGCTTGCTGAGGGGGCTCAAAGTTAAAGTTATTAATGTTAGCAAACTCGTCGTAGCCTTTTACAGACCCATTAACCACTAAAGAATTAGTGTGGATATATTGGTGGAAATGGCCTAGCATCATAACGTCAAAACTTTGATGTATTGCGCTTTGTTTTTTTTGCTTTTTATGTAGGCCGAGGTGTAGTGGTGTCATTATGCCTGAGATACCGCTACCACCGCGAAATTGATCGCCATGTGTTAAAAGAAACGTTTTATTATAGATTTTAAATACTGCGTCGGGGCCGTCTGGTATTAAGAAAGTGACGCGGTTATCGTCTTTAAAATGCTTACTTAAGAGCTGGTAAATAAGCCACTCGTAGTTATCAAAAACTCTATTTTTGCACCGTGGTTTTTTATGCAACCTACCGTGATTACCTACAACGCAAGGGACAAATACTCTATCAAATGTGTCAGCGAAAGTTGTGATACCGTCGATTAGAATTTGGGTGAGCTCTAAGAGGCTAGAGAGTATTGGTGCGTCGTTAGTTTCAGATAACTCCTCATGTATATTACCGCTAAGCAAGTCACCGCCAAGAGCAATAACCGCGCCGTCGTAGTTAGGTTTAGCAACAAAGCGATTTAATATATTAATAGCCGTTTCGAACGTGTTTTTTATCCTCTCTTTTGCAATGGTTCTAGAAAACTCATTAACGTTATTTATTTGTGAGCCATCGACATATTCGTCGAAATGTATATCGGATAAAAACAAGCAGGGTATGCCGTGCAATTCTTTTTTTGTTTTCTTAGCAGTAATCCAAGTAGGTGTCTTGTTAAAGCGTTTATTAGAGCCATGTATAAGATCTACAAATTTATCTGAACTTAAGGCTAGCTTAGAGAGTCGTTTAATCTCAGCTTGCAGGTATTTAATTTCTCCTTTTAGCTTTATGGACTCTAGTGGTGTCTGTGAGTTTTGAGGAGCGTCTTTTTTTTTCTCTCGTTTTTTAAGCTTGTTGCCCTCTTTTTCAAAGTAATTTATCCAATACAAAACGCTTCTCTCACTGACGCCGTATTTATTAGCCAGATCCTTAAGTGTTGGATACTTTTCTAGATCATAGTACGCTTTTTTAAAGTCTTTAAATTTAGGTCTATTCACATTTAAAGACTAACAATGGGCTTAAAAATGGTTAATAAAAACCAAAAAAGGGTCGATAAACTAGGCAAAAGGTATGCTAGACAAAAGTGCAAATCTACAATTAGACGCTAGTTATTTTGACATAGGTCTAGCTGTTACGCCTGAGCGCTCACTTTGGATAGCAGTGATTATCTTAAGTCTAGAGGACCTGGACGCAAGTAGTAGGTATATTAATGAAAAGATTGTACCTAGGCAAAACCGTTTAGTTGTTGAGGCTTTACAAAAAAAATTAACCGGCAAGGCTTACTGGCAAAATCGGCATGAGAGAAAAAAAATAATTAGAGAAAAGAGTGTTTGTAAGCGAGAGTTATTTAAGTCTTTACATGAGATAAATAGCGACTGGTTTGAATGTGTTTGTCACTTTGCAGGTGTCAGCGAGGTTTTAGTAAGACGTATTGCTAATGATATTTTAAAGCAAAAGATAAAGACTAAGTTTAGTCGAGGCGACGAGGATTTAAGACAGAAGCTAAAGCCTCGTCGACGCAAAAAACGTGTTTTAAATGATTAGCTGGTATCTTAAAACCATCAAAAGTACCGTCTGGTAGTACAATGTATTTATTTTGTAGCCAGCCCTCAACACTCACATAGGGCTTTGTAAAAAGTGTAGGTTTTAGGTTTTCAAATTCATCGTCTTTAAGATTGGCTATTCTATTTCTCTCTAGCCTATCGTCACGTTCTTGCAAGTTTTCAGGACGCCAGTCTTGTATTTTACAAAAAGAATTATTCATTTTTTTTACCTACTACTATTGGACGTTTTCGAAACAAAAGCTTTTTCTGGCTTTTTGAAATGTCTTTAGCTGAAACCTATAGGTGAGCTCCATACAGTCTAGTGCCGCGTCTTTTTGGCATTTATTTGTAGTGCAGACTTTCATTTTTTTTACCATACAAGCGGTTATAAATTTACGTACATACTTTGGGTCTAGTCTATTGACAATCTTTAAGCATTGAGGCGTAGTACCGCCAGCTTCAAAACAATAAATTACAAAAACTAACAAAATTATTAACCGACTCATGCCTAATTTTAAAGCACAATGTTAGTTATCGTCTAGGCCGCGGCAAAAAGCCACGACCAAGGCAATAAAAAAAAAGTAAATTAATAGTCCTTCAGCAAGGCTCATTGATTGAGCTCTTTATCTAACATTAAAAAGTTTTTAATGTGGTAGAGCGTTTCTTGCGCTTTATCGTCTAGAGAGTCTTTAGACTCTAGCCAGGCTTGCAGTTTATGCAAGTCTTGCCTGTGGATGTTAGATAAAGGTTGGCCATAGTTTTTATGATCTTTTTTACCTAACTGTAGAATAAAGCTAGCTGACTTTTCATAAGCCCCTAAGCCCTCGTCTGCACCGTCTAGATCGCCTGGTAGAGGCGGCAATTCGCCCCTTGCTTGAGCGCTACGTGCACTCTCGAATTGCTGCATAATAGGCGTTTTAGACTCTTGTGGCGCAGTGGTCTGACTACGAGGTTTAGAGGCAGCGCTTTTAGGAGAGGTGGCAAGGTTTGCGTCGTCGTCGTCGTCTGCGCTAATACCGATAATCGCACAAAACGAATACCGTCTCGCATACGTCAATTCAGACCCAAACTTTTGAGGTGTCAGACCTTTACTTAAAATATATTTACTTTCAATAAACTCGCCAGACGTGTGTATAAGCAAGGTTCGTAAAATATACATACCTTGCTCAATATCAATTACTTGCGAGATAGACAGACCGTTGTCAGTGAGTGGTTTTTTTGTATGCTCAATACAGTCTGCTAGATCGGCATACTTTGAATTAAAAAAAGGATTAGATTTATTTTTTGGTGGAGGCGACATAGCGCCTTGCGCTTTTGCTAAAGCTGCGCCGACTTTACCAATTGGTTTAGGTTCTATTGCATTTACAAAATGTGTAGATGTACCGCTAGGTATTTGCTCCATTGTACCGACTCCTTTGTTATGGACTTTAGTTTATTAATCTAAAGTCTAAAAAAAGCAAGACATGGCGCAGAAAAAGGAAAGCCCCTCTTGCAAGGGGCCACGCTGGCGCGTATTTTGAATTTTCTGTGTGCGTAAAAACACAGTAACAGAAAAAGTTTTTAATTACAATAAGACTCTACGCTTGTCGAACAGTTGGGCAAGGTCTGCAAAAGCGTACCCAGGGCATGAGTCGGATCATATTTTTTTATCGTCACGTAACGCATAGAGACGTGTCATGTCACGGGGGCGTTTGACTTCACGATATGGGGGCTAAATGAGATTTTTGTATAAAAACGAAAGCTGTTATAAAAGTGCTAATTATTATAAAAAGAAAAGGGAACGAGAGTATGTACCACCTAAATGCTCTGCTGTTAGACGTATATGTATTAAATGTCTTAAGTCTGTAATACACAAAAATGATTTGCGTTATCACACAAAAATTTGTGCAACTTGTGCTAACTCGTTACCTACTACCGCGCTCCGCTAGCGCTCGCTTGCTTGCTCACTTTTGACAAGTCAAAAGTCGAGCCAAAAAATAAAACCTAGTTATTGCAATGAAAGTCAAAAGCGTTTACAACATTTTTAAGAGATAACCATACTAGAGTTGTTTTTTACCCACTATAGTCCTGTCAGAGTTTACCGACTCCTTAAAGCTATAGTGGGTTTTTTATTGTAAAGTCTTAGGGTACGATTAGTTAAAAAGGCTTTAACAATGATACAAGAATTCAGCATCCGACACTTAAAATCCAAAGAAATTGCAGACGTTATCCTACTTGTAAATAAATACACTCAAGGGGATATAAGTGAGTTCATTCACAAAGCCTTTAATAAAAAAGATCTAGACTCTTATATCACATGCTTAGACGCGACTAATTACCTGTGCTTTAAAACGATTATATTTCAACAGACCTATATAGAAATGCTTAGAAAACAGATAGATGCTGGCAAGCAATAATATTTACAAAAATGATTGCAAATTGGCACTAGTCTAGCTAAACAAGTTTTATCAATGGAGTCGGTTAATGGTAAATCTACAAGATCAACATAAGCGCTTAAACTACATACTTAATGTGGTAAATAACAAGCTAAACGAGTTAGATCATTTTGCTATAATTGACGACTGGCTAAAACAACTAATTAAAAACCACACTATTACAGACTCTGATTATCGCTTTATAAAAAAAGAATTAGATTTTTTAGTGTGGGTTAAAAAGGTGAAAAAAGAGTATGGTAGAACACTTAGATTGTAATTCAAAAGCAGACATCGCTAAAAAAGCACTGAGAGTAAATTCTAGAGTTTGTATGCAAAGCTTGCAGTTACTTATCTCTCAATCTAAAGGCATTATGCTAGATACTGAGCTTATGGGTGACGACGATCTTTATAACTTGTCTAAAGACTTGTTTATTAAAGGTAACTATTTGCTAGCAGTACTTCAGAGAATTCAAGATGAGCTGTAATTTGGAAATTGTGTGTGGTGCTGAAAAAAATCAAAACGAAAGATTAAAGAAGCCGAGGGAATGGACTTGTCTTTGTCAGAAAAAATTTAATGATAAAGGTTATTGGATAACAGACAAAAAAACAGTCATAGAAAAATCAGCCTACACCGCCAAGTGCAGAGAGGTTGAGGAGTTGGTTGAGGCTTTAATTCATTCTCATGGCTTAACTCAAACACAGATTTATCAGATTGTTTCCAAACACCAGCAAGGGGAGGGGTGAATGAGAACTGGAGATGATAAGCTAGACGGGCTTCTTAAAATGTTGGATTGTGACATCAAAAGTATCATAGACATGAGAATGGAGAAGTTAAAGGATGGTCATAGTATAGACAGCCTTAAGTTAATTATACCTGAAGCAAGGCTTTTAGGAATGGATGTTGAATTTAGAGGTAATAAAACAGAAGTCGTTATTAAAAACAGTCAAAGGCCCAGCAATGACCAGCGATAAGAAGTGGAGGGAACTGTGGGTTCATCCCAATATATACAAAAACGAAACGACTCCATGGAAAGATAATCCAGTGAAATACAAAGCATACAGTTTATGTCTTGATTTGCCAGGTGGATTTTGGCCGGATAAGGCGTTGCACGTTATAGATGTCGGAGCCCTTGATGAGATGCGAAAAGACTGGGCCGATGCTGAGAAGCGTTTGCATGACAAATACTCGGCAGCATTAGTTGAAAGAGACGAAGCCAATGCCAAAATTGAGTGGTTGAAAGAGAAAATTTCAAAACTACATGAGGATGTCTCAAGCTCAGGGACCATTGGCGTTATGTATGGGTATGAACAGGCTAAAGATAAAATAGAATCCCAAAAACAAATCATTGAGAAGCTGAAAGCAGTTTTAAAAAGTATTGCTAGTCACTATGGTCAACGTCCAGACGATAGAGAGTTAGCTAGGGTGTATGAGGACATGGCTTATGAGGCCCTAAGAGAGGTCGAGGAAATGGAGCAAAAATAAGGAACAACTAACAAATTGGAGGGAGTGTGTTTTGCCAACATTGTGGAAAACCTATAAAGCGTGGACTTGATGATAAAGGTAAAAAGAAAGCTAGAAAACTTTTGAGAGACGGTTATTCAGTAAGGGATGCTGCAAAAATACTTTTTAATTCAGGTTACAACGTCTCGCCATCGACTGTTCAGCGAGCAAAAATAAGGAACAATTAACAAAAACACCCAATTTTTGACAGTTAATCCTTGTAAGTAATGAATATGAAAGTAGCAAAAATGCCACAAGTAATATGGAACTGGATTGGATTGAGCCTGGTTTTATCGACGGCTTTCTTATTCAAAAGATTGTGTGAAAAATAACAACTTGAAATAGGTTTTTAATATGAAAAATAAAGTGAAAAAAAAATGAGTAAAATTAAAGAAGCGTTATTACCTCAAGTAGAATTACCAGAGACAAACACAAAAAAGCCCTATCTAAGACCAGGGCATTTGCCTAGACCAGACAGGGCTAAAGAAACCAAAAAGGCAATTGAAACTAACGTCACACGTTAGCAAAATAAATCAAAGCAATAATAAACAAAGCACTAAAACCCATTAAAAAATATTGCATTCTATAAAGCTGTTTTTGTATTACTTGTAAGTCACGCAAAGTAAGGTGTTTGAAAAACTTTAAATCTGACAACAAATTTTCTAGCGTTTTTTCTACATCGCTTTTAACAACCTTTGTTATAGCATTATTTTTTTTAGGTACTGGCTTTAATTTTTGTCTTTTCTCAACAGCTTCTTTTGTAAGGCCGTGAAAACTACGATAAGAATTTAAACGCTTTTCAGTCCAAAAATTACCGCGAAATGTCGTAACACCAGCGTCGTTTAATAATTTAACTATCGCCTTTGTTTTAGAACCATTAGCAATTTCTTTAACTATAAAATTGTGCAATTGACGTTTTGTCACTAAACCGACTCCTTTGTTTTGTTTCAACAACTTGCTACACTTTTAATCAGAATAGTGCAAGGCTTTGTAATATTTTTATTAGTTGACTTAGGAGGTAGGGTATAGATACTTTTTGGCCATGTAATTCAATGCAAAACAAAATAGTGGAGTCGGTTAGTTTTGAGTAAGCTAAAACAAAAGTCGGTACACCCAAAAATTGAGAGACACTACTCTACTGGCAAGGTCCTAAATGAAGGCGGCATTACCCTAAAAGAGTACTATGCTGGCCTTTTTGCGCAAAGCTTATTAGCTAAAGGTCAAACTGGCGAGTCAGTAACTACATGGGCTATAGAATACGCAGACGAATTAATTGAAAAGCTAGAGAAAAATGGTAAAGGTTAAATTGTTTCAGCATGAGAGAAAACAAGCGTTTCATTGGGCTAAACAAGTCGCTAAGGTTTGTATAGACAATAACCGTACCTACACCTCATATAATAAAAAAGTATCACCAGAGCGCATTTACTTAGGTTATTTAGGAGAGATAGCAGTCGCTAAAGCTTTCAACTTTAAACACAACTTGCAAATATTTAGCGGTCCTGAACAATTAGACAATAAAGCTAATCAATTACCTGATATTAACGACGACATTGAAGTAAGAACGATTGATAAAAGCTATTTAAAGCTTATTGTAAGACCTCATGATCTTGATAAATACAAATTTGTACTTACTTATTATTCAAAAAATACTCAGTGGTGCCACCTTTTAGGTTTTGTAAAAGGACATGATGCAAAACAAAAAAAGTATTACAGCGAAGGCCAGCACGGCCTACCAGCCTACTACGTGCCTCAATCAGACTTAAAACCTATTTTTGACTTGGTGCCTTATGTATAAGTTATGTGTAAGGATTAATGATTTACCAAAAACTAGAAATGCTTTATCAGACAAGCGCTGGACTCGTTATAAAGAGTCTAAAAAATGGCACGCACTAGTAAAACTCTCAATACCACCACATAACAAACCAGATGCACCGTTAGAAAAAGCAAAGCTTCATTTTATTAGGTGTAGCTCCAAAATGCCTGATTACGACGGTCTTGTAAGCAGTTTTAAATACGTGCTAGACGCTCTTGTACAGCACAAGATTTTAGTAGACGATAACTTAAATGTTTGTAAACAGCCCCGCTATGAGTGGATAAAAGGCAAAAGAAATCAAGGATACATAGAAATTAGGGTAAGAAGCGATGTTAGTAGATGCGAGAAGTAAAAAACTTATTAAGTGGCTTGAGGGTACAAACTGGCCCGAGGGCTTTACCTGGGACTTATCAGTAGAAATGGTTAAAAACTACATAGCTCAAAAACTTACAATTAAATACAAACTTGAAACCTACAAAGTATTTCTAAACCCAGACAGACTAACGCGCTCTGACTACGATGCTATAATAGAAATTGCCATTAAAAATATGCTCGACTCCGGTAAAATTTGGACTAAAGATAAATGAGGTTTTTTATATGTCAGTAAAAGTAAACTGCAAATACACTGAAATGGTAGATACAGACCAGCTAAAAGCAAGTCCCTACCAAACAAACACACACACCAATGAACAGATAGACCTACTATCTAAAATTATAAAGTATCAAGGCTGGCGCTCACCTATTATTGTTTCAAACCGCTCAAAAAGAATAGTAGCCGGTATGGGGCGCTTAGAAGCGGCTAAAAGACTAGCTCTTAAACAAGTGCCTGTAGACTACCAAGATTTTGACTCAGACGAGCAAGAGGCCGCTCACGTAACATCTGATAACGCTATTGCTGAGCTATCTAAACTAGACCTGGCGAAAGTCAACGAGCTATTACCTGGGCTAGGCCCTGATTTTGAGCTAGACCTACTTGGAATACCTCAACTAGTCCTAGACCCGAGCGAATTACCTACAGACTCTAATGCAGAAAAAGATAACTCGCTCTATGCTTGCCCACACTGTAGCGCCAGCATTACCAAACAAGAGCTAAAACTTATTTAGTTGACCTTTTTATTTTATTAATAAGACTCTTTAACTTTAGTTAAAGGTTAAAACAAAAAACTAAGGAGTAAAAAAATGATTGTACAAAACCACGACATTGCCGGCTTAGTGCGACGCATTAGACGTTTTAAATATGAGGCTTATAAGTCAAACAGTGCAGGGCTCATGTTTACTACTGAGAAGGACTTAGAGCGCTTTGAAAGCTATCTTTTAGCACTAGAGGCCTATTTCAATTGGATGGTAGACCAGCCAATGCAAGACTTGCCAGAATCTCACCCGACAGATATTGACTTAGGCGAGTCTGAAAAGTTTGAATTGCCTGAAAACGAAGCACTAGCAGACCTTATTCACCAGCTTGACGCTCTAGAACAAGAAATTGGTTTAAGCCAAAGTGCTAGAATGCATACTTCTATTATGGAGCCAGACGAAATTCGCTTTCGAGAAATTACCCTAAAAATCTCTAATTTTTTAAACGATTACGTCAGAAACGTACAACCTTTAGATACACCTGAGTCTAGTCCTAAGCGCACTATGACAGGTAAAGGTAGACGCTCAAACAAGTAGCGCTTGTTAAATGTGAAAAATAATTAGCCTCAGCTATGCGCTGGGGCTTTTTTATTGCTTAAAGTGTTCTACGTGGAACATTTGACACGCCATTGTATATGTTACAATGTATTGACTGCGTAGGTTTTAGAAAAAACACCAGAGGGTAAACGCGATGCAAAAAATAGAAATAGACTTTAACGTTTTAGATGCTCTACTGCAATTTAAAGCGTCTATGCGCTACTGCGCTGATTATCTTGGCATTTCACACGACACTTTAGAGAGACGAGTAAAAGAAAAAAAAGGTTGTACTTTTGGCGAATACGCCGACAGACAACTAGACGCTACACGTCTTAAGCTACAGCAAAAGATCATTACAAAAGCACTAGCCGGCGATAATGCTTGTTTAATCTTTTCTCTTAAAAACCTTTGTAAGTGGTCTGACAAGGTAGAAACTAATGTTGCTGAGGACTCTGCACCGCTAAAGCTTAAATACAGCTTAGACGACGAGGAAAGATGAATTTAGAGGACTTAATTTATTTAAACCCTTACTTAGCTTTTGTTTTGTTTTTGGTTTTTATTTCTATTGGTTACTTCTTTTACAGAGAGTAGGCTTTGTCTAGCACGCCAAGTTTAACCGAGTTTGACCCTCGTATTATACCCTACCAATACAAGGTAATTCGCGACGTGCGTCAAAAGTTTGACTATACTCAAGGTAAACACGAAATACTTTTGAGCGGAGCCGTCGGGTCGGCAAAATCTATTTTAATGGCTCATTTAGTAGTAACACATTGCTTGCTTTATCCTGGTGCCAGGGCTTGTTTAGGTAGAAAAGCTTTACCAGATCTTAAAGATACAATCTTTACTAAAATCATAGAGCACCTAGACGATGAGTCTTTAGTCGAGGGCGTAGACTTTACCGTTAACTGGACTCGAGCCAGTATTAAGTTTAGCAATGGATCAGAAATTATTAGCCGCTCATGGCACGACAAAAAATTTAAAAAGTTTAGGTCTGTTGAATTGTCGTTTCTCGCCATTGAGGAGCTCACAGAAAACGACTCAAACTATAAGCAATTTTATACTGAAGCCTCGTCCCGAGTAGGACGGCTACCACACGTACCAGAGTCAGTTATTATATCAGCAACAAACCCAGACTCTCCGCAGCACTGGGCTTATGAGTACTTCATTAAAGACACGCACCCTCAAAAACATGTCTATTACTCAGTTACCACTGATAACCCCTTTTTGCCTACTTGGTATAAAGAGCAACTTGAGCGAGACCTAGACCCTAAAGAAGCTAGGCGCATGATTTATGGCGAATGGTTATCGTTAACGCAAGATGTAATATATCATCAATACGATAGTGCTGTTCACTTTAAAAAAAACATTGCTTGGCCTGTTTTGCCACACGTACCCATACACCTTTGCTACGACTTTAATATAGGTTGGGGCAAGCCTTTATCGGCATGTATGTTTCAAGTAATAGACGGTATTTTTCACTTTTTTGTTGAGACTGTAGTAGAGGGCCAGCGCACTGAGGATAGTTTAGAGGAGCTCAATAACAGAGGGCTTTTAAATTACCCTTGCAGGTACATAGTTCATGGCGATGCTACTGGTAGATCTAGAGATACTAGATCTAAGAAAACAGACTACGATATTATAGAAAAGTACCTGCGTGATTATCAGCAAGAGTATGTAGATCAAAACGGTAGAAAACACAAAGGCCGCATGAGAGTTACGATAGACGTGCCTCGAGCGAACCCGCCAATAAGAGAGAGACATAATAAAGTGAATGCTCAAATGAGAAACGCTAAAGGCCAGGTCAGACTTTTTGTCTACAAAGGCTGTGAGACCTTAGACAAGGGTTTTAGTTTGACTGCTTTAAAAAAAGGTGGACAGTATATTGAGGACGA